CGGATAGAATAGTTGCACTCGACCTCCGAGATGTCAAACTCTCGGACAGCATCAAGAACAAGATGCAAGACGAGTTTGCACACATCTTATCCCTAATGAAGTTCAATTCGAACTCTCATGAAATTTTCAGAAAGTGGTATGTTGACGGCAGGATTTATTTCCATAAAGTCGTTGATACTAAACGCCCAAAACTAGGTATCGTAGATTTAAGGAACATTGACCCTCTTAAAATTAAGAAGGTTAGAAATGTCGAAAAGGGTAAAGACCCAAAGACGAAGATAGAACGAGTAGAGAAAGTTGAAGAGTTCTATGTCTTTAACGACAAAGGTTTTGATAAGACATCTGCAATGGAAGGTTCAACCGTTAAGATTGCACCTGAAGCAGTAACTTACACAACCAGTGGATTACTAGACTACACAAGGAATGTAGTCATAGGTTATCTACACAAGGCATTGAAAACTGCAAACCAGTTAGCAATGATGGAAGATGCACTTGTTATCTATAGGATTTCAAGGGCTCCTGAGAGGAGAATCTTCTACATTGATGTTGGTAACTTGCCAAAAGCAAAGGCAGAACAATACCTTACAGATGTTATGCACAAGTATAGAAATAAACTCGTGTATAATGCAGAGACAGGTGAAATCAAGGACGATAGAAAACACATGTCAATGCTAGAGGACTTTTGGTTGCCTCGGAGAGAAGGTGGTAGAGGAACAGAGATTACCACATTGCCAGGCGGTCAAAACCTTGCAGACATAGATGATATTGAATACTTCAAGAAGAAGTTATATCAATCTTTAAATGTGCCTGCAACGAGAATGGAAGCAGATAACGGATTCAATATGGGTCGTGCTTCTGAAATCTCAAGAGATGAACTTAAGTTTAATAAGTTCACAAACAGACTTCAAAAGAAGTTTGCAAGAATTTTTACAGATGTCCTTAAGACACATTTGGTTCTTAAGGAAATTTTAACTGGTGAAGAGTTTGATAAAGTCAAAGACTTCATACAGTTTGATTTTGCGACTGACAACCACTTTACAGAGTTGAAAGAAGCAGAAATTTTAAGAGAGAGATTAGATACTCTTTCAACCATAGGAGACTATGTTGGTAAATACTACTCTAATGAGTACATTAGAAAGTATGTGTTAAGACAAACCGAAGAGGATATTAAACTCATCGACAAACAAATTGCCAGTGAAGGTGAAGCGGAAGGCGGTGACGATAGTTCTCAAGATGACGGGGGATGGTAATGAGCGAAGAAAACATATCAAGAAAGATAGTTGACGGAATTGAAGCAGGAAAGTTAGAACAAGCAAAGACAGATGTTTTTGACGGAATCAAACAGAAAGCTGCAGAAGTTGTTGATATGAAACGAGTTGAGAAGTCTGTTAATTGGGCAGATAATCAACCCGAACCTTCTGAAACAGAGGAGTCTTAATGAAAGATTTTAAGGAGTTGGCTCAGGAGCTCCATGAGGCAAAGTTTGTTTGTCCCGATGGGCATGAGTTGATTCGAACAGAAAGTTTAAAACTTGGTGCAGAAGCTATAAATATATATTACACCGAGTGTAAAGAGGGTATTTCAGTATTTCTTAACGGACATGAAATACAAGAAACCTTCGGGGACGAAGAGTCCTTAAAAATTGGTATGCAGAGTGTGAAGCAAATATTGCAAGACATGTCCGAAGAAGGTATATCAATAGAGGAAATTACGAATGAAATTAATATCTGAATTTCAAGATTACGGGGTTAGTCCTGTAATTGTAGAAGAAAACAAAGACGGTAAGAAAGATTACTTTATCGAAGGTATCTTTATGCAAGCTGAAATTAAGAATCGTAATGGCCGCATATACCCCAAAGAAGTTATACAAACAGAAGTTAAAAGGTATAACAAAGAATTCATAAAAGAAGATAGAGCGTTTGGAGAACTAGGACACCCCGAAGGCCCAACGATCAATCTTGACAAAGTATCTCACATGATAACCAAGTTGGAAGAAGATGGAAACAACTATGTGGGAAGAGCAAAGATTTTATCAACACCAAACGGACAGATAGTTAAAAACTTGATTGATGATGGTGCTAAACTGGGAGTTTCTTCTAGAGGACTAGGTTCACTAGAGTCTAAAGGAAATGCTCAGTATGTAAAAGACGATTTTCAGTTAGCAACTGCTGCTGATATCGTAGCAGACCCTTCTGCACCTGAAGCCTTCGTTGAAGGAATAATGGAAGGAGTTGAATGGGTCTATGAGAGTGGTATCTTAAAAGCAAAGGATTTAGACAAAATGCAGTCAGAATTGAGGACTGCAAAGCTAAATCAGTTGGAAGAAACCAAATTGGAACTATGGAAAAGGTTTGTTGAAAGCCTGTAACATATAAATAAAAAAGTAATCAATTATTACATAAACAGGAGAAATTTATGTCAGATTTAGAAAACCAAGTAGAGAACACCGAAGAGGTTGATTCCATCGTGGAAGAACCTACTAAAGGTGCCGAAAAGGGTGACAAGTCTGCTCACAAACAAGGTTCGTCTGCTGAAGAGAAAATCGAAAGCGGTAAAGGCGAAGTCGTCAAACCTGATGAAAATCCTGTTGACAAAGCTGTTGCAAGTATTAAAGCTGCAGAAAAAGGTTCGAAAGAAGCTAAAGATGCAGTAAACAAGAATGCTGGCAAAGCAGAGAAGCCCGAGAAACTCAAAGAAGATGAGGAAAGTTCAGAAGAAGACGAGGTTGTAGCAGAAACTAAAGAAGAAGAAGCTCCAGTTGAATCTAAAATGGAACTAATCAAGGCTGCAGTCGACAGTATGAAAGGTCTGAACAAAGAAGAAATGAACAAGTTGTTCGCTTCATTGTCAGAAGACGAGGTCGATGAATCCTTGACTAAGGCAGAAGTTGCACGAAAAATAGTAGAAGCATTAAAGGCTTCATCTCAAGAAGAAGTTAAAAAGTTTGTAGAATCACTTTCTGCAGAACAAACTGAATCAAAAGATGAAGAAGACGAGAAAGAAGAATCCGTCAAAGAAGAAGCTTCCGCTGAAGTAGAATCTTCATTAGTTGAGATTGAAATAGATGACGACCTATCTAAAATCTCGGAATCACTAGATTTATCAGAAGAGAATGCTGAAAAAGCAAAAACTATCTTCAAAGCTGCAGTTCATAGCAAAGTTGACGAAGTCAAGAAAGAGCTAGAAGAGCAGTATTCAGAGAATTTAAAAACCCAAGTTGAGACTGTCAAAGAAGAACTAACTGGTTCTGTTGACAAATACTTAACATATTGTGCTGAAGAGTGGTCGAAAGAAAACGAACTCGCAATAGAAAGGGGTTTGAGATCAGAAATGACTGAAAACTTTATTGAAGGACTCAAAAAATTGTTCGTAGAACATTATGTTGAAGTTCCCGAAGATAAGTATAATGTCGTTGACGAACTCGCAAATCGTCTTGACGAGATGGAATCCAAACTTGATGCTGAAGTTTCCAAGAATATGGAAATAACAGAAGAGATTGGTGGTCTTAAAAGACAAAATGTTGTGAGAAAGGCATGTGAAGACTTGTCTGAATCACAAAAAGAGAAAATGGAATCATTATCAAATGGAATAGATTTCACTGACGAAGCAGATTTCGAAGAGAAAGTTGCAGAAATCAAAGAAGCTTATTTCGGTGTTGACGGTGAATCCATCTCGGAAGAAACCAAGGAAGAGGAAGGAACAGGTGAATTCTCTACTACTGTAGAAGAAGTCCTTGACCCAACTATTGCTAGGTATTCCGAGGCATTAACTAAACTAAAACCATTAGGTTAAATTTAAGGGGTATAACAGTATGTTTTTATCAGAAAACTTACAAGAGAAGTGGGAGCCAATTCTAGAGCACTCCGATCTACCTAAGATCGAAGACAACTACAAGAAGGCCGTCACTGCAGTAATACTTGAAAACCAAGAGAAAGCTCTTAACGAAGACAGAGCAACTCTTGAGGAAGCTGCACCTTTAAACTCTACTGGTAGTTCTATATCTAACTGGGATCCAATTTTGATCTCATTAGTGCGTAGAGCTATGCCAAATCTCGTTGCATACGACATTTGCGGTGTTCAACCAATGACAGGCCCTACAGGTCTTATCTTTGCTATGAAAGCAAGATACAACGATTATCCAACTGAAACTAGACTGAATAACAGTGAAGCCCTACACGGTGAAGCTCGTTCAGCTTATTCAAGTGGTGCAGACCCAACAGCTGGCCCAGCTGGTTCAGACCCAATAAGTGATCCATTCGACACTTCTTCACCTTCTTATGCAGATACAACTGGTAGTGGTATGACCACTGCAGCTGCAGAAAGTCTAGGTGACGCAGCGGGTAATCACTTTGCACAGATGTCTTTCACTATTGAGAAAGCAACTGTGACAGCGAAGTCAAGAGCACTCAAAGCAGAGTACACATTAGAATTAGCACAAGACCTCAAAGCAATCCACGGTCTTGACGCAGAATCAGAACTTGCAAATATTCTTTCAAGTGAGATTCTGGCTGAAATCAACAGAGAAGTAGTCCGTAATGTCAATCTTCAAGCGAAGACTGGTGCTGCTGACACTGCTACTGCTGGAACTTTCAACTTAGATGTTGATGCCAACGGTAGATGGTCTGTTGAGAAATTCAAAGGTCTATTATTCCAAATCGAAAGAGAAGCTAATACAATAGCACAAGAAACACGAAGAGGTAAAGGTAACTTTATTCTTTGTTCTAGTGATGTTGCATCTGCTCTTTCTATGAGTGGAGTATTGGATTATGCACCTGCTCTATCAACTGGACTTAATGTTGATGACACTGGCAATACATTTGCTGGAGTTCTTAACGGAAGAGTTAAAGTATACATCGACCCATATGCTGGTGTTGATTATATGACAGTTGGTTACAGGGGTTCAAATCCTTATGACGCTGGTATGTTCTATTGCCCATATGTTCCACTTCAAATGGTGAGAGCAGTTGGCGAAAACACTTTCCAACCAAAAATTGGTTTCAAAACCCGTTACGGTATGGTTAGTAATCCTTTCGTTGGCTCTACTCCATCAAATGGAATGGCTACGGCAGGAACAAATCAATACTACAGAAAAATGGCAGTAAGCAATATTCTGTAATCGAATTTCGTTTCGAGTGAAAAAGGTCTCTTCGGAGACCTTTTTTTTGCTATAAATATAATACAGGGGGGTGACATTGCTAAAGTTACCACAATATTTCCGAGCATCACAACAGGATGCCCCTTATTATTGACAGAAAACACACACACAGGAGGAAATTATGTCAACAACAAAATCAGGGTTCGAAATCCGAGCCGACTTACTATCTCAAGCTCAAGGTCTGTTAGAAGGAAACATCTACAGAATCAATGAGTCCGTTGGTATTCATAATGAAAACTTCCCAAACGATAAGAAACCATTAGGTGACCAATTCGTTTCTACGGAAGAAGTCATTGCGACTGCTAGACAACTTAACGAGTTTGTAAACGAGAAGTAAGTGTCGAGATTGTGGGGCTTCGGCCCCACTTTACATAAATAGTTCTATGGAACGAAAAAATTATGTAGAATCGAAAATACCTTTAGACCAACACAAGTATAGGGGTTGGTTTTGGTTTTGGCCGACTAGGAAATTTTACAGGTATAACGATATACCCTATCATTTAGAGAAAAAAGATGGCTGATACTTCACTAATTAATAAATCATTATTAAGTAAGAATAACTTTAGGTTACTTATTGATAAGGTTCCTAATACAGAATTCTTTGTTAAGACTGTAAATATTCCCGGCCTTCAATTTACCGAGACAGTTCTTGCAGCGGGAATTGGTTTAGACGCATATTTTCCCGGCGATAAGATTACCTTTGATTCATTATCAGTTGGATTC